CGATGGAAAGATACATTATATCGTGACATCCAATAATGTCACAAGGGCTGACGGCGATGTATATTATAGAGAAGCGATCGTTGTCGTAGATCAATTCGCAGAGGCGCTTAGCATGATGGCAAAAGCGGTAAGGGAAACAGAACGATTTGCCGCCGAAATGATCGAGGCGCTCAAGGATATATTGATCGATCAGGGATCATTCTTCTGGAATCCCCGATATCAATATGCGCATTGCTCGGCTCAATTATCCGGCAAATGGCTCCCGCATATCATGAATCGCAGATTGATGTTTTCAAGATCTGGATGGACTCGCAGGCCTAAATCGTGGGGATAGGAAATAAATGGGATTTGTAAAAGGCGAGACTCCACCATTCAAATTTAAATGCGATCAGGGACATCGCCATCAATTTGAGCATACGGTCAAAAATTGTTGGTGGTGCAAGAAAAAGGATGTTCCCCGAAATCAGCCCGGGAAATCTTTTTTATATGGTCACATAAGGCATCTTCATGAAAAGGAGTTAATCCCGATTGAAAATAATATCCGGAGGGATTGGCAATCCCAACAAGGCAAATTATTCAAAGGCGATGTCGAGATCACAAGCCGATCAGGAATCAAGATGGGAAATTTTTATGAAACCATGACCGCATGCCTATTCGGCGGGCGAATTGTAAAGTCCCCAGCAGAGATAGGCACCAGGGCCAATGGCAATCCCCGAGAGGTCGTGCCGGATATCATATGCGATGAAAGAAAGCATCTGATCGAATCCAAGGCGTGCCGACAAAGATCGCATTTAAATCTCTATGACAATCAAGTAAAGGGATATATGACCGCATCCAAAATCAAAGGGTATAAAGCACGCTTTGCTATTTGGAGGCATGGATTTCAGGGCATCCATAAATACAAGGGCTCTTTGATCGATCTGTATAATGGGATCGCCAATTGTACTTATGCTGGATTGATCCTACCCTTAAAGCTCGTGACGGATCTTTGGGAGCATGAGCAATTTAAGAAATATCATCGGCCGGATCATCTGGGTAGTTTGACGGCCTTGCGGAGCAAATTCATAAATCACTTGATCATCGATCCAGTTACCGCATTGACTGATATCAATCTTGATCATCGGGAATACATAATTGAAAGGTGGCTATCGCCTAAAGAATTGATGATAGAGAATGCGCCGGTCCCGCAATTTCCATTGCTGATAATCAGAAATGTTGTCCCTGATATCTGGACAACTGGGGAGGCGCCATTTTGAAAACGATTAAAGATACCGATGGAATCGAATATGCGATCCTTGATGTGACGACTAAGCATCAAACAGATGATGCGGTCTTATTTGACTATGATGGAAAAGATACTTGGATACCAAAATCGGTCATGGAGGATTGGCCGGACATCGGGGATAATGGAGAAGCAATGGTCAAAATGTGGTTTGCAGTCGAGAAGGGGTTAGTATGATCACTCCAATTGCGAGAAACCCACAATATTGTTGCGATGGATTTGAATGGTATGGGGATCATTTGAGATGCGTCAATTTAGAGCTGACCGCGAATCTGGAATATAAATGTGGAGAAGGCATTCCAATGGATGAGGATCAAATGCCGCCGGAAATGGATTGCCATCGACGAATTGAAATGGATACCGCCAAAAGCGTTTTATCCGAGGTCGCTTTTGTCTTTTCTCCAAGGAGAAGTTAACATGATTTACACATCTTATTTTGCGAAATCGGCTCATCTGGATAATGCGATCTGTATTACCATTACAACACCCAAATTTTTCAAGGGAGAATCATATCATGACTTAGCGCCGACCGGTCGATTGATGATTGGATATAAAAGCGGTAAGATCACTAAAAAGGAATATCGAGCCGCGTATTTCAAGTTGCTTTTTGATCGGGGATTAGATCCCGTTAAAGTGGCAGCAGATCTGGATGGTAAAGTGCTATTATGCTGGGAGAGGTCCAATGCATTTTGCCATCGGCATCTTGCCGCCGAGTGGCTCAATAGAGCCGGATTTAGAACAAAGGAGTTATCATGAAATCAAAAATGATCAACTTATTACGGGATGTTTGCATATTCATCGTGGATGATATTATAATCAATGGTATCGGCGGTAGTCTGGTTTATATATTTAGCAAAGCCATGGCGCACGAAGAGAAGATACGGATAATGGGATATGCGCTGATGTATGATAATCCCAAAGGAACAAAGGCGTTTGAAATGCTAAGCAAAAAAACCCAGCAACGGGTTTTAGATATAAAACGTAAAGAAAAAGAAAAGGAGAAAACAACATGCCCCTCCATTTAGATTATAGGCCCCCGGACTTCGGTTCATTTATCGGGAATGAATCCCTGATCGATTCCCTGACCTCCATATTTGTCAAAAGGGAAGCAGACTATCCCCATGCGATTTTATTCCATGGCCCAAGCGGATGTGGAAAGACGACTCTTGCAAGGATCATTGCCGGACATTTGGGATGCCCTGAAAAGATCGATGGAGCGATCAACTCTGATTTTGTGGAAATCAACGCGGGAAACAATCGGGGAATTGATACCGCGCGGGAAATCCTTGAAAATATGAATTTCAAACCATGGATGGCGGAATCCCGGGTCTGGATCATTGATGAAGCCCATCAAACAACAAAGGATTTCCAAAACGCCATGCTCAAAGCATTGGAGGATACGCCATCCCATGTTTACTTTATCCTTTGCACGACCGAGCCTGAAAAGATTATCAAGACCATCCGCAATCGATGCTCAAAGTTCGAAGTTAAATCTTTATCAGATAATCAGATTGTTGATCTGATATGGCACACAGCAAAGGCCGAAGGAATTGAGGATATTTCAAATGATGATCTATCCTCCATGGCCAAAGCCGTCGAGGGATGTCCCCGAGAGGCTCTTGTCCTATTGGATCAGATTATTGATCTCAATCCCGATCAGATATCCAGAGCCATTCAGGAATTTAAAACTCAAGAAGCCCAGGTGATCGATCTTTGCCGCGCGCTTGTTTATGGAAAGTCCTGGGACGTGATTCAAGAGATAATCAAGGGAATTGATGCAGAGCCCGAGAAGATCAGGTATGCGGTAATCAACTATGTTGCATCAATCGTGTTAAATCCAAAGAATCGAAAAGGGGATCGGGACAATGCAAGATTAATATTTGAATGCTTTAAAGAGCCCTTTTTCTATCAAGGAAAAGGCGCGATTGCATTTGCCTGTCTGGAGGTGGTTGATCCGATATAAAGGGGTTGTGGACAAAGGGTAAAGTCGACAGATAATCTGTGTCAGCGTTAATAGCGCCTATTGATGATGCTACCTCAAGCCGCTCAAATGGTTATTTTTCCATCTCTGATCCGGCTTAAGCTACCTTAAATAAAGGAGCATCCGAGGGTGTATGATTCAATAGTTGTGGGTTCGAATCCCACCAGCCCCACCATATAAGTTAATAATACGGGTGTCCGGTTTATAATAAATTAAAAGGAGGAAAAATCATTATGTTGGATGAATTTAAATGGGATCATATAGACTTTGAAAACGATCTCGCAATCGATCCCGATGAGCTGGATGAGGAGTGGTTAAAGCATCCGATGCTATTTGCCAAGTACTCCAACATGGCCAGCGATCTGGAACGGATTGCCAAAAAGGCCCACGAGCATGTCAAGGTGACTCGTTCCCGATTGATCAGGAATTATAAGAAAAAAGAGCCAAAAGCGACCCAGCAACAAGTCGAAGGGCATTATCGGGAACATCCCGATCATCTCAGCGCAAAGGAGATAATGATCGATGCCGAGTACGATCATTCAATGGCTCGCAATGCCGTCTTTGCATTTACCCATAGGCGGCAAGCCCTGGAGAATCTTGTCAAATTGATTCTACAGGATTGGTTCTCCGCCCCCAGAGATCCCAAAGTCATAAAGGGAGGTAAGCGCCTGGTGGATATGAAAAGGAGCGAGACGAGTGAAAAGGTAAGGGCCGCTACTCAACCCAGATCAAGGACTCGAACGCGATCAAAATGAATCCTTTAGAGATTCTAAATGCTATATGTGGCGTACTTGCAATACTGATCCTCGGATCTCTTTTGATCCGATGGATTTTCAAAATCATTTTTAAAACTTACTTTGAAATAAAGGAGAAATTCGATGGCAAAAACAGCGGCAGAAAGAAAAGCGGCGCTCCGGAAAAGGACGGGACAGGCAGTTCAGACAAGGGATAAAAAGGGCCTTGGTAAAAAATCAGTTTTGAGCCTTGACCGGCTTCCGGAAGGTAAAATGATGAATAGCTGGGAGGTCAAATCAGGCAAGCCGACAAATCTAATTGATCTTCTCCCCTTTGTGATCACCCAGTCATGGTATAAGGATCTACGAACATTTTCGGGATTACCTACAAATCTTGATGTCGATATGTGGGATTACAAATTAGAATTGCCGGTGCATCGCAATATCGGCGAGAACAACGATGTCTTCTTATGCCTCCGATTGGCTTTTGGCCGGAAGTGTCCGGTCTGCGAGGATCTATCCGCCGAATACGATAAAAAAGAGCCGGATGATAAAATTATCAAGGCGCTCAATCCGTCCTGGCGTTGTTATTACAACATATATGATTACGACGAGCCGGAAAAAGATATCCAGCAATGGGAGGATGTCAGTTATCATCTATTTGAAAAGCATATGCTGGAGGATGCTGAGTTGAGTGACGAGGGATATGTCGCCTTCTCCGATATCGAAGATGGTAAATCCATCGAGTTTCGGGGCAAGGAAAAAGCTCTTGGCAAAAACACTTTTATCGAAGCGCAGGCATTTAACTTTTTGGACCGAAAGCCCTATGATGAAAATATCGTAAATGACACACTCAGTTTTGATATGTTGGTCATTATCCCAACATATGAAGATGTCGCCGCCGCGCATCATGAACTCGAAGGATATGACACTCCAGATGAGACCCGTGGTGCGGCTGATGCCGGATCAGATACCGGATCAAGGGAAAGGGAGCGTCCGAGTCGTGACAGGGGAGATCGTCCTGATCGATCCAGACCCTCTCCAGATGAGACAGATAAAAAGCCATGGGAGGATAAAAAGTGTCCCGAAGGTCATGAATTTGGAGTAGCCTGTACCAAAGAGGCCGAATGCCAGACTTGCCCTGAAGATGCATATGCAGCATGTCTTAAAGAGGCTGATGAATTGGAGAAAGGGCCAGAGACTCCTGCCGATGAGCCCGCCCCTGAAAGGACTCGGACTCGCACGACTACGGCCTCTGCCGATCGTCCGGCAAGGGAAAGAACTCGCTCCCGATAAAAAAGGATAAAAATGACAACGACTCCGAAAGTTAAATGGCTCCGTACTCCCGAGGCGAAAAAGATGATTAGCGATGAGGGATTCGGGAAAATTAGCCACTGGGCTTTGATCCGGTGGATTGATCAATATAGTCTGGGGAGAAAAATCGGTGGGCGATGGTTTATCAATGAGGCTCGGCTCCTTGCTTTTTTACGTGGAGAACTTGAAAAGAAAGGGGAGGGCTCATGAAAAGGACAAGGGAGCGTCCAGCCAGAAGAGAACGTCCTACCAGAAGCCCATTATCTGAGCAAGTTGAAAAATCCGCGGGTCGAAAGATCGAGCCGAGAAAGATCGATATATCGATGTTTATTCCATCCGGTTCCGCCATGCTTAATTGCGCCTGTTCGGATAATGCTCATGGCGCTTATGGTCTTGGTAAAATCGTGACTTTGCCAGGAGCATCGGCATCCGGCAAGACTATCCTTAAACTGACCACTTTTGCTGAAGCAAATCGACAAAAGCGATTTGATGAATACGATTTCTATTATGATGATGTCGAGGAGGCTCTTGAATTTGATATGGAATATCTTTTTGGTCCATCGACCGCCCAAAGGATCTTGCCACCGGATGGTACATGGGAAGGGCCAAATCCATCGGATACGATTCAGGATCTACAAAATAATATCCTCCGCATCGTCAAAAGAAAAAAACCATTCATCTATGTCCTGGATTCCTTTGATGCATTGACGACCGATGAGGAATTGGAAAAGGAGTATCGCAGATTACTCGCAAAGGCGAAATCGGATAAAGCGGCGGCAGAGATTGCTGGATCATATCATACCGAGAAGGCAAAGATCGGCGGTAAGGTCTTGCGGATGATCAAAAAGGAACTGAAAGTTCTCAATTCGACCCTGATCATCGTCCAGCAGATTCGCGCAAAGATCGGGGCGACATTTGGCCCGAAAACGGGTACCTCGGGAGGATATGCCCCGGAGTTCTATTCTACTCATCGGATATGGTTAAATAAGACCGGCAACATTACCGAGGAGGGATTAAAGATCGGATCAAAGGTCAATGCCGAGGTCAGAAAAAACAAATTGACCGGCAAGATCAGAGATGTCAATTTTGATGTCTATAATGACTACGGGGTGGATGATATCGGCTCCTGCGTCGACTTTTTAATCACACGAAAGCATTGGCCGAACGATGTCGATGGTAAGGGAAAGAAAAAACCAAATACTTTTGTGATTGAGGAACTGGGAATCACAGGAATGAAATCCCATATAAAAGATACGATTCGATCCGATCATGATTTAGTCAAGCCCTTATATGACATGGTTCATGAGTGCTGGAATATAAGGGAAGATGCGGCCCGATTGGATTGGCGGAGCAAATATGAATAAGGGGGGTAAAAATGACCGAAATATTTAATAATCCAGAAGAAGAACCGACAGATCCAAAGGAAAAGATCAAGCCGAAATATATCTCAAGGATCGGATTTGAGGAGGTTCCGATCCGCAGGGGATTTACCGAAATCCAACATTTATGGTTTATGCTTGAACCTTATATTGTTCGCGATGACTGTATCATCTGTGGCGGCTATGTCCGGTGGATGGCCCCTCCTCATATGAACCCCGCCCCTGCCGGTGACATCGATTTATATTTCAGGGATCAGGACTTTTTTGATCTGGCAAAGGGAATGTTTGAAAACGAGAAACTTGAGATCAAATTTGAAAACGAGATCTGCATATCATTTAAAAAGATCGATGATCGGAAAAATCAATTCTTTGGAACTCCTCAAGTCCAATTGATCAAGCCGGTGATCGATGGGGCGATCGTTGCTACCGGCACGATGAAAGAGATCCTTGAGAATTTTGATTTCACAATCGTCCGTGCAGGATTGGTTGCCCCAGATCTTGCCATGGTCGATGCCGATTTTCTCCATGACGAAGAGAAGAAGATCCTGCGGATCAAAAACATCCATTGCCCGATATCATCCACCCTGCGATGCATGAAGTACTCCCGCAAGGGATATTGGCTCCCGCCGATGCAATGCTGTCGGCTCTTTTTGGACTGGCAGGATCGGACAGAGGAATATCGGGAAAAGATCCTTCATTTCTTGACCGAGGCGGATAAGGGTGAGGGATTGACCCGAGAACAGATCGATGAAATGGAAAGATTGATGAGGATTGATTGATGAACGTAAAAATATTTAAATACCCACTCCAAATGATATTTACAAATCAGCAGATTGCAATTCATGAGCATGCCGAAATTTTGACGATAAGATGGCAGGGCGAGAGACCCGTTTTATGGGCGATGGTTCCAATCGCATCCATCTTGACAAAATCCCAGACCAAAAGATCTTTTATAATTTATGGTACTGGAGATCCCTTTGATGATTTTGGATTGAAATATATCGGGACATGCTTTGATGATAAACTCAGTGAAGTATGGCATATATTCGAGGCGACAATATGAAATCAAAACCAAAAGATCTTGTGGAAGCGGTGCAAATATTATTAATTTATGAAGGGGTCGATGAATTCGCTAATGGTGATCCGATAAATTATCATCATGCCCTCGGACGACAAATAAGAAATGATTGGCAACTCTGGGATCAGACATCCGCCCTGCATCAATTCTTTAATTCTATCGGCATCCATCACGTCGATGATATGTCGGGGATCATTCTTGACACCTTGCATCGGATCTTAAATAAAAAGCCGGTCGATTTAAAAGGGCAGATCGATAGATATCCAAAATACTGGGAAGGCCCTGACCGTTATATGGAACAAGGGCGATGCGTATATCCAGATCCAACAAGATAAAGCTGAGTAAAAAATGAGATTATTTGAGCGGACAACAAAAGCAAAACCCGAGGATATTATAAAGGTCGATCATCCCGATATACATTTATATATCGGGATTGACCCAGGGGTCAGCGGAGCAATAGCCGCAATCGATCAAAAGCAAAATGTCCTCTTGCTCAAGGATTGGCCTGGTGATGAGATTGGCGCCGCAGACATCATAAGAAAATTAGTTCGAGATTACGATGCGGATATCAAAGCGGCGCTCGAAAAAGCGCAGGCCGTCCCAGGTCAAGCAACCATAACAAAAGGTAAATTCGGCGGAGGACCGAGCCCCCGCAGTCAATTTAAATTCGGGACAAATTTCGGGATCTGGAGAGGGGTCTTGGCGGCATTCCAAATCCCTTTTGGTTTACCTCATCCTAAAACATGGCAAAAGGGAGTCTTGGCCAAAGCGCAGGATAAAAAGCCGGCAATGGCAGCGGCATCCAGAATGTTTCCAAAAGCCGAGATATATGGCCCGAGGGGCGGCAAAAAGGATGGGCGGGCGGATGCTTTGCTCATCGCTGACTGGTGTAGACGGCAATTCATATGATTTTCACAGGCGTCCCAGATGCCACCATATTGGACGATCGTGACATGGTGACGATACTAAGTTAAAGTCTCGGGTGCGCAAGATATAGAGGATATTTGATATGAATGATGAAATGAGGACGAATATAATGGATAAGGCGATCACTCTTCATCGCGAAGGATTTGACCCGAGTCAAGTGGAATCGTCAATATTGGCTTTGTATAATAAAGAGAATACCGGTAATGTCAAAAGGGTAATCCAGAGCACGATTGAAATGCACGACTCCCTGATCCTTTCGATTGATGAGTGCGGGGGCAGTGGCTGGCCCTGGATCGAGTTAAAAGATATGACCATATTGACTCTTTTCTCCAATCTGGCAACCAATGGCGTACCGATTCTATTTTGTCATGATAGCAAAAAGGACAAATCTAAATGATCGATTCGATTCAGGGATTCAATTTTCAATCCCATAAGGAAACAATCCTTGATCTGCATCCAGGGGTCAATGTCGTTATCGGCCCATCGGATTCGGGAAAGACAGGGATCACATCCAGATTGCTTGACTGGGTCTTTAATAATAAACCATCGGGGGCAGGAATGTGCTCCCACTGGGGCGGCAGGACATCCGGCCTTGTCGATCTGACCGAGGGATACCTGATCGGGCGATATCGCGAAGGGGACCAAAACCTTTATACCTTAACAGATGCCGATGGAAAGGAAGTCGAGTTTAAGGCATTTAAACAAAGCGTCCCTGATCAGATCAAAGAGATCCTGAATATATCAGGAGTCAATTTTCAATTTCAGATGGACGGACCTTTTCTGATCGGGCAATCTCCCCCAGAGGTCGCCCGATATCTAAACAATACGGTCAATCTAAACGTGATCGAATCGGCGACGACCAATATCCGCAAAAGGATCAGAATAGAATCAACAGAGCAGGATGTGGCAAATAATGATATCGATCAATTGACAATCGATCTGGATTCTCTTAAATGGATCGATGAGGCGGATGCCGAGTTATCCAAATTACTGACGGAGAAGAATCAGATCGAAAGGCTCAAAAGGGAGTGGATCTCATTGTCGGTCTTGATTAAAGATTTGGTCGACCTTGAGAAATTTAGGGCGCAATATCAAAAGATCACTAAATATCATATGCCCTGCGAGGATCTTTTATTTGAGCTATCAGAAATTGAGAAGGCGCAATCAATATGGAATCAATTGGCAGGGATGATCAGTGGTCTTGAAAGGATGCAATCGGAACTGGATAAGATCGGAAAAATATCTCAACATGAAAATCAGGTCGATGATCTTTTCTCTCAATTGATTGATATCGATGAAATCAGAAAAGACTTTAACAAATTATGGGCGCTGACCAATGAGGTCAGGAGAGATGAGATAATCCTTGATCAAACTCGGGAACTGATCCAGCATGAAGACATGATCAATGATCTTTTTACTCAATCGGGGGAGATCAACGCCCTCAAAATTAATATCAATAAACTAAAAAGTTTTCGATCCGAGATCAGCCAGATGCAATTTGATCTGGACTCAATTCGGATGGAGCGAAAAGAATTGGAGAATAGTTTCGATGCGCGAATGCCAGATACTTGCCCATTATGCGAAAGGAGCTGTGACTGTGAGCACTAACTGCGTCGTATGCATTAAAAGGGATCGGGACGGATTAGATGGGATGTGCGAGCCCTGTCGATCATCCACTCATGGATATCAAATATCCATCGAGACCCCAGAACAATGCCATTACTATGAATCGCACAAACTCGATTTTGACGGATGCCCTGTGACCCGAGGGGATGAAGATGTCAATGTTTCTGAAGGATCGGTCTGCTCATCCTGTTTTTATTTTAAGGGTTTGGAGTTTGGATAAATGAAAAGGACTACTTTTCCATTTTGTAAATGCGGATGCATGGAGCGGGTTGAAAAGAACAAGCAAAATAAAAAATGGAATAAATTTATTAATGGGCATAATATGAAAACCCCAGAGGCCCGTAAAATTCAATCCGAAGCCAAGGTAGGCAAAAACCATCCCTATTATGGTCAGAAGCGACCAGGGCATGCGATTATCATGACCGGCCGTAAGCGCCCTGCAAAAGCTGTAATAATAGAGCAAGGGGCAATGTGAATATACCAAAAGAATATTGGGTTGATCTTTATCAAAAATTAATGACCGAAAAACATAGCTATAAATATGACTAAATTTAAAAGAACGAGAATTAAAAAAGTTGATGCGATATTAATGGCAGATCCTCATATCGGATCAACCATCCCAGAATGTCGAATGGATAGTTTTTTTGATGCGAAAGAAAAAAAACTGGATAAAATTCTTGATCTATCCAAAAGATATGAATGTCCAATTTTAATTGCTGGGGATATTGGAGATAAGCCACAATGGAAAAACTGGCTCCTGGAATGGATCATCGGAAAATTTTATGGTCACAACATTATCGCAATCCCCGGTCAACATGATCTACCAAACCATCGCCTTAGTTTATGGGAAAAGTCTGGGATCGGAGTTTTAGCGGCGGCGGAAGTAATTACATTGCTCGGCCCGCATGATTTGGCATCCGACATAATCATGGATAGTTTTCAGATAGATGCATTTCCATATGGAGAAAAGATCCATAAAGTTGCTTTGCCTAATAAAAAATTGATGCCGAGAAAAATCGCCATGACCCATCAGATGGTCATCGAAGATAAAAAATTATGGCCGGGGCAGGATGCTCCAAAGGGACATCAGCTCCTGAAAAAATATCCCGAGTACGATTTGATATTATCCGGCGATAATCATCAGCCCTTTGTGGTCGAGCATGAAAATCGGCTCCTTGTCAATCCTGGATCGATGATGCGGATCAGGGCAGATCAAATAGATCACCGTCCTCGCGTCTATCTTTGGGATGCTAAACAGAATAAAGTCGAGCCGGTTTTTCTCCCGATTGAGAGCGGAGTCGTCAGCAGGGATCATATTGAAAAAAAGGAAAACCAGGACTCCAGAATGAGCGCTTTTGTCACATCGCTTGATCGGGATTATGAAATCGGACATCTTTACAAGGATAATTTAAAAAATCATTTTGCGGCAAATCGGACTCGTCGAGAAGTATCCGAAAGGGTCTGGGAATCTGTCGAAGGAGAAGAAAAAAATGAGTGAGTCCAATATCCAGACCGATGCCCGAGAGCAATTGCTCTCGATGAAAAATCAGATCGAAAATGCCAAAATCGAGGAGTCAAAATTGGAAGGAAAAATCGATACTGTCACGGGTCAGATGACAGATCAATTTAAGGTTGACTCCATCCAAAAAGCCGACGAAAAATTAAAAAAAATGGATCAAGATCTTGGTGTCAGAGAAAAATCATTTAACAGCGCATTTTCGGATTTACAAGGGTCATATGACTGGGAGCAATAAAAACGGCTTATTTACGATATCTATGCGTCTCATTAACAGCCCGATCTTTTCGTCCGACATTCATTATGGACGGGTGCCGCGATCGCAAGATATAGAGGCGCTGGACCCGCGGTTGAGTAAACGCACTGATATCGTGGGTTTGCGGGGATTTTAAAATGTCCGCTAATCGCTCATAACTCGGTCTAATCACCGCTAATCGGACATTTTTAAAACCGCGGTCTTATAACTAATTGATTTAATAGTCGATAAAAAGGGATCATGAATATTCACAAATTAAAGAGCCTTTTGGATGAGAAAAAAGGAGTCAGAAAATCCAAAAAAGAGGATCTAAAAAATGCAAAATCCCGAGCCGTCGAGGCAAGAAAAAATCTGCGATTTTCTGAGATGGCAGAAAAGATAATTCGGGAGGTCGCACTCCAGACTCAACGACAATTGGAATATCATATTTCTGAATTAGTCACCCTATCCCTTGCCGGTATTTTTCCTGATCCATATGAGTTGCATGTCGAGTTTGTGGAGCGCAGAAAAAAGCCGGAGTGCGATGTCTTATTTAAAAAAGGGGATCAATTTTTTCATCCCATGAGATCGGTCGGGGGCGGGGCAGTGGATGTCGCATCCATCTCATTAAGATTTGCGATGTGGTCAATCAGACAGCCGCGGACACGGCCCTTTCTATTTTTTGATGAGCCATTCCGTTTTCTCAGCAGAGACCTCCATTACAAAGCGAGTATGATGCTCAAGGAGATATCGGAGCGGCTCAAGATCCAGATCCTTATGGTCAGCCATAGTCCTGATCTTATCGAAGGAGCGGATCGGGTATTTGAGACATCAATCAAAAATGGAGTGTCATCTGTCGGAACATTGGAGGAGTCAATGACCAATGAGATAAAGATATAATAAAAATCCATCCCGATTAGTTTTAGAAGCTTTTATCGGATCATGTCCAGAAGGCATGGAAGCTTCTCATTTGGATGGTGACAATCGAAATGATCGACTATCAAATTTAATATGGGAATCTCATATTGATAATGAAAAAAGAAAAGTAGCTCATGGAACTATAAATCGAGGAGCACGGAACGGAGGGGCCAAATTAACAAGGGATCAGATTCGGCAAATAAGAAAAGAGTATAAAACGGGGCTAATCTCACAAAAGGCGCTGGGCTACAAATTTAATATAAGCCAACCTCAAATATTTAATATCGTCAATAATAAACACTGGATTGAAAATGAAATCAAAATCTAAAGTCGTAGCGGTGATTCAGGCAAGAATGAGATCAGGAAGATTGCCGGCAAAAGTATTATTACCCCTCGCCGAGATGCCTGTCTTGTGGTGGATGGTTAAAAGAGTCATCTCAGCAGAATTAGTGGATCAGGTCGTGATTGCTACAACATCTCATCCGGCAAATGCTCCGATATTCCAATTTTGCCATGTCGTGGATAGGATCGGGCTATATATCAATCAGCCATCATGCTTTCAATATCATGGGGATGAAGACGATGTGATCGGCAGAGTACTCGCCGCGGCCGAAGGGATCGGGGCAGATATCATTGTCGATATTACTGCCGATTGCCCGATGGTAGATCCGAGACATATTGATTATTTAATAAATTATTTAGATTCTCAAAAATGGGATTATGTTTCAAATGATATTATAAAAAGATCCTGGCCCGACGGATTAGATATTCAAGTCTATCCAACTGAAATATTGAAAAAATGCAAAAAATTATATAATCCAAAGCAACATTGTGGTTGGAATATCGCTCAATATCCAGATGTTTTTATTGCAGGGAATTGGTCAGCTCCATCAGAGATGCATTGGCCGGAGCTGGGGTTGACGCTTGATACGCAGGAAGACTATTATATGCTAAAGGCCTTATTCATGGAGTTCGGCGATGATCCATTATTTCGGGTCGAGGATGTAGTCAAATTATTAAAAGAGAATCCAGAGTTAATAACCAATAAAGATGTAAGGCGCAAGACGCCGGAGGAAGGATAAAGTTTGCGGGCGGGGAAATTCCAAATGATCGATAAATCCCTTCATTTGGATCAGGGATGATAGATAAGCCACTGGGTCACCCCACCAGAGGGCGATCATATCACCCGTCCGCAATACCAAATTTAAATAAAGGAGGATAAAAAATGTACAAAGTAGCAATCGTAGGATGCGGATCAATCGGGGCATTAAAACCGGATGAGATTGACGGCCCCGGATCTGAAAACATCCTGACCCATGCCAATGCCGTAGATAGGCATATCAAGACAGAATTATTTGCTGTCATCGATCCCGACAAGGATCAATTGGTCAAAGCAAAAACCAAGTGGCAGGCCAAAAGGGCTTTCACATCCCTTGGTCAAATGCACGAGATAGATCCCGAGCGACCGGAAATTATCATCATTGCCGTCCCTACGAATCAGCATATTAATATTATCGGAAACATTTTTTCAGGTAACATTCATCCCAGATTAATAATTGTCGAAAAACCATTCGGGGGAAATCTCATACAGGCGAATACCATGGTTGAATTAGCCGGCAGATATAAAATTCCGATCATGGTCAATTATCCCAGGCGATATACCCGAGGATATAATGAGTTTAAAGTTTTACTGGACAAGGATGCGCTCGGCAAGATCTTTAATGCCAGGGTGCTCTATACTCGGGGGCTAAAGCATGAGGGATGCCATGCCATCGATTTGATGAATTGGTTTTTTGGAAAGTGTCTTGATTGGAATGTCGGGTGTGGCTTGGGATTTGCAGATCGGAACGAAGAGGATATGACCCTTGAAGTCGTCTCTTCATTTGAAAAATGTTCGTCAGTTATCTTCCAGCCCTGCGACGGTCGGGCATATGGGATCTTTGAAATTGATATCACTGCCGAGGAGGGCCGATTTCGATTTATCGATAATGGTCTTTTTCTGGAGCGGTATCCGATCAACGAAGCAAATGAGTGGGGACATAAATCCCTGGATTATAAATTGACCAGTGTGATCCGAACAGAGACTCAATTAAATCTGGCAATGTATAATCTGATATCCAATGCGGTCAATTTTCTCGATGATCAAGAATCCTTGATCTGCACGGCGGAAGATGCGATTAAGATTCATAAAATATTGGACGAGAGTTAATCAGATTTCCCGTACGGGTTGTCCCGATTTTACTCATCGCCGATGTGTTCCGAGTCGGTCCCTGATCTTTTCGGGACGTAAAATGGATTGAAGATCCGGGGATGTACCTCCATGAAAGGGATGGGCGGTTTGGAATACAATTATCGGAGCTAAAAACCGCCCATCCATTTTTTAAATAAAA